ACCGGGGAAGCAATTCCCCGGTTTTTTATATGGAGAATAAAATGCAAAAATATGGTTTTGTTTATATCTGGTTCGATAAAAAAAGAAAAATGTATTATATAGGCTCACATTGGGGGACAGAAGATGACGGATATATTTGCTCGTCTAACTGGATGAGAAATTCATATAATAGGAATCCACAAAATTTCAAAAGACGCATAGTTAAAAGAATTTTCACAAATAGAATTGATTTACTGAAAGAAGAAGAAAAATGGTTGTTTTTAATAAAAACAGATAAGATGGTAAATTCTAATAAATCATTAGAATCAAGAAAAAATGTAAGGTATTATAATATAACTAAGACTATAAAAAATCCTTGGCATATGACTGAGGAAGGTATTAAAACTGTAGGTGAAAAAATATCTGCTGCTAAAAAAGGTAAATCTACCGGACCATGTTCACCAGAAAAAGCTGCTAAAATTTCAGAAGCAAAAAAATCAAAAAATAGAAAATTTACTGATGAACATAAAGCAAAACTTAGAGCGGCAAAACTTGGCAAAAAATTATCACCAGAACATCGTGCTAAAGTAATAAAAACCTTAAAATATGTCAATGTATAAATAAAAAAAATAAAGAGCCAGATTAACTGGTCTACTAGAGGGGGCTTTGGCTCCCTCTTTTTTTTATAAATATCACAAAAACGGAGATCTGAAATGACTGCAATTGATGACACACCAATTAATAAAAACTTTTTATCACCATTAAATTTTAGATTTCAAATCAAAAAAGCACCATATCTTAATTTCTTCATTCAAAAAGTTAATATTCCTTCTTTATCAATTCAAGATGTTCCAGTTTCTAATCCATTTGTCAAAATCCCATATTCTGGTGATCACATAGATTATGGATCATTCAATGTCACATTTAAAATAGATGAAGATTTCAAAAACTATTTCGAGATTCATAATTGGTTAAGAGGATTGGGATTTCCAGAATCATTTAAAGAATATAATGATTTAGCAGAAGGAAATAAGTTAGAAGGTAATGGATTAGAATCTGATATATCGTTAATTATATTAAATAGCAAAAGAATGGCAAATTATGAAGTTACATTTAGAGATTGCTTTCCTATATCATTATCAGAAGTAGATTTCGATACAACTGATAGCAATGTTAATTTTGTTCAGGCAACATGTGAGTTTAAGTATACTTTGTTTAGCATTGAAAAAATCAGTTGACAGGGTAAATTGATGTTTGTATAATGTTTGGTAACAGTAGAAACATTAGCTAATAGGTTTTATTATGAACATTGAACAAATTGTAGATGAATGGACAATTGATACACAAATCGATCAAACAGATTTATCTACAGAATCACTAAAGATTCCTAAACTACATAACAAATACATTAAAATTCTATACAACGAAAAACTAAGACTACGTAAATTAGATACTGAACTAAAAACTCTAAAACGTGAAAAGTACGAATTCTATACACAAGGTCCATCTAAAGAAACAGAAGAAAAAGGATGGAAATTACCTCCAAGGGGCATGATTCTTAAAACAGATATACCCATGTATCTTGATTCTGATGATGATATTATTAATCTTACACTAAAGATTGGTTATTCAAAAGAGAAAATTGAACTTTTAGAGGAAATTATTAAGTCGATAAATAATAGAGGGTTTAACATTAAAGCTGCTATCGACTGGCATAGATTTACTATGGGTAATTAATGGATTGTGTAAGAGTAAAAAAGTATAATGAAACATATAATAAGATAATATGTGATCCTAGTATAGCACAAGAGTTATCTGAACATTTTTCATTTTACGTTCCTGGATATAAATTTATGCCGTCCTACAGAAATAAAATGTGGGACGGCAAAATCCGTTTGTTCAACGTAATGAACTGTATGTTATATTCAGGGTTGTTACAATATGTTGTAGAATTTTGTGAAAAACGAAAGTATGAAATAGTATTTGAAGATAACTATTCAGACAATGAATTTTCTTTACTTGAATGTAAATCATTTTTAGATACATTAAAATTAAATCTCGAACCAAGAGATTATCAAATAAATGCGTTGGTTCATGCTATAAGAAAAAATAGAGGATTGTTGTTATCACCAACAGCATCTGGTAAATCATTCATAATTTACTTACTAACGAGGTATTATGCGTCCCGCACTCTTATTATTGTACCAACTACTTCTCTTGTTAGTCAGCTTGCCTCTGACTTTACTGATTATGGTTTTGCTTCCGATAAGTACGTACATAGAATATACTCAGGACAAGATAAACAAACAGATAAACCAATTACCATCTCAACCTGGCAGTCGATATACAAACTTCCTAAAGCGTATTTCGAACAGTTTGATGTGGTCATAGGTGACGAGGCACATCTGTTTAAAGCAAAATCTCTTATGTCAATTATGGACAAATTAGGTAATTGCAAATACAGATTTGGGTTTACTGGTACATTAGATGGTACGCAAACACATCAATTGGTTTTAGAGGGACTGTTTGGTCCTGTTAAGCGTGTCACTGCAACTCATGAACTCATTGAGAAAAAGCATCTAGCAGAGTTTGATATTAAATCAATTGTATTGACTTATCTTGATGATGTAAAGAAAAATGTTTCTAAGATGAACTATCATGATGAGTTGAGTTTCATCATATCATATCAACCTAGAAATAATTTTCTTAAGAATCTTGCATTATCTTTAGATGGAAATACATTATTGTTGTTTCAATTCGTTGACAATCACGGTAAAGTATTGTATGATTTAATCTCTAAAGAAGCGAAAGATAGAAAAGTATTTTTTGTTTCTGGATCAATTGATGGCGAAGAACGTGAAAGAATACGAAAGATAGTAGAAACCGAAAAGAATGCTATTATTGTGGCATCATTTGGAACATTTTCTACTGGTGTGAATATCAAAAATCTTCACAGTATTATATTTGCATCACCTTCTAAATCAAGAATTAGAATTCTACAATCTATTGGACGTGGATTGAGAAAATCAGAAACAAAAACGAATTCTATTCTATATGACATAGCAGATGATTTGTCTTGGAAATCAAAACAAAATCATACTCTAAGACATTACTTAGAGAGAATCAAAACATACAACGAAGAAAAATTTTCGTATAAAATATATAGGGTTAATATAAAATGACAATTAGTTTAATCAAATTAGTAAACGGTGAAGAAATACTTGGATCTATCATATCTAATGATGAATATGGTATAAGAGTTCAAGACCCTTTACTTATTTCAATTGAAAGAGATTTTAAAACAGGTCTATCTGGGTTAACATTGGTAACATATATCCCATATGCAGATGAAAAAAATATTATATTGAATAATAATTCAGTCATAACATTCACAGAAGTTGATATTTACATGACTGAATATTATGAAAAATCATTACAATATAATAAAAAGTATCATGATAAGAAATATAAGCATAACATTAACTATGCTATCAGTCAAATTGATACTATTTTATCTGATGAACCGGTTAAAACAAAAAAGAAAACCGAACCTAATAACAATGTGGTTTATACATCTTTCAACATTTCAAGTAACACATATAACTAAAAATGGCAAAAAATTACGTTAACAACAAAGATTTATATGAGGCAATGTGTAAGTATCATAGTTCTGTAAAGGATTATGAGAAAGGTTTATTAAACAAAAAACCCCAAATACCTAACTACATTGGTGAATGCATATATTTAATTTGCACTCGACTATCATATAAACCAAACTTCATTAATTATTCTTACAAAGAAGAAATGGTTGGGGATGGATTAGAGAATTGCATTGTTGCAATTGATAATTTTAATCCAGAAAAGTCTGCAAATCCTTTCGCATATTTCACGAAAATTGCATACAATGCTTTTATTAGACGTATTTTAAAAGAAAAGAAACAAACGTATATCAAGCATAAAAATTTTGAAAATTTATATTCATTAGATGAAATTGAAGGTGTTTTTAAAGATAACCATTCATCTAGTCAATACTCGAATGATTATTCAAATGAAATTATTTTAGCATTTGAAGAAAAAAATAATGTAAAAATAAATCAAAAAAAGTTAACAAAAACAAACGCAAACTTATTTGAAGAGGAAAACGAATGAAAAATTTGCATTTAATCCCTCCATCTGTAATAGATATTGCAGAAAAATATAGTTCACCTATAGCACAACAAAATGAAAAGATGAATTATATTTTACGACTAGAGGCAACAAGAAATTTTTGTGATGAAATTATTAAGAAGCATAACGATCAAAATATGATCTTTGCTAAGAAAAAAGTTAATAGATGAAAATCATTATTTTATAAATATTTTTACATATGCCCAAATAAAAGGACATGGTAAATGATATTTACAAAAAATAAATACACTAAATGGTATTTCAATATTATTGAAAATGCAAAGAAAAGATTACCTAATTTTGAAGGTGAAATTCATCATATAATACCTAAATCATTAGGGGGATCAAATAAAAATGAAAATCTTGTAAAGCTTTTACACAGAGAACATTATATATGTCATTTGTTGTTAACAAAAATGTTAGAAGATAAAAATTCTATTATAAAAATGTGTTGGGCTTTACATAGATTAACTTTTTCTAAAACTATTTTTAATAGTCATCAATATGAAATTAGTAGAAAAATTCATATTAAAAATTTAAAAGAAAATCACCCGTCAAAAAAACAAAGTTGGAGAGATAAAGTATCTGATATTGTTTATAGTCATTGGGAAAATAATGAAAAAAGAAAAAAAGACACATCCAATAGAATGAAAAAAAATTGGATTAATAATAAAGAAAAATTATTAGAACATAACAGAAATATTTCTAAATTAGGCGGACAAGCTTCTAAACAAAAAAACTCAAAAAAAATTGAATATAAAGGTGAAACATATATGGGATGGAAAGAATTAGAAGAAAAAACTAACATATCTAAACATTTGTATGTAAAATATTATATTAACGGCATTGATCCTGAATTTAGAGTTGGTGCTAATGGTCCTCTTAAAAATGTAAAGGAGAGTCAGTGATGCGTATAGCACTTATAACTGACACACACTTTCGGTATTCGAAATGATAACATTGCGTTCTTGGATAACAATAAGCTGTTTCTTGATAATGTCTTCTTTCCTTATTTGGAAAAACATGGAATACGTGATATTATTCATCTTGGGGATCTCGTTGATCGTAGGAAATTTATTAACTTCAATACTTTGAACAGATTAAAAGAGGATTTTTTACATCCTCTTACTGGCAGAAATATGAATGTTCATATCATTGCTGGCAACCATGACACATACTTTAAAAACACAAACGAAATTAATGCACTACGTGAATTAGTATACGGTAAGTATCCGTTTCATATTTACGATAGATATGCAGAAGTTGTAAAATTCGAAAACCTACCTATTCTTTTAACACCATGGATATGTGATGACAACAGAAAACAAGTTTTGGAAACAATACAGCGAGGCGGCACGTCAGTTTGTGCAGGACACTTGGAAATTCAAGGTTTCGAGATGTATAGGGGAAGTATCGTATCACATGGTGACGACCGTTCTTTATTTGGGCGTTTTGACATGGTTCTTAGCGGTCATTTTCATCACCGTTCCACTGATGGTTCTATTTTCTATCTTGGCAGTCATGGCGAGTTTACCTGGTCTGACTATGATGATCCTCGAGGATTTCATATTTTGGATACAGAGACGTTGGAACTCACGTTCATAGAAAATCCATATAAAATGTTTAATAAGATATGGTATAATGATACAAACCCATATGTTATTGAAGAATTAGATTTATCTAAGTATGCAGGTCAATATATAAAAGTGGTTGTTTCAAATAAGAATGATCCTTATACATTTGATAGATTTATTGATTGTTTAGAAAAATCAAATCCTTTAGATGTTCAAATTGTAGAGGATCATTTGAATCTTGATATAGAAGATGAAAGCATTATCAATGAAGCAGAATCAACTTTAGATATATTTAATAAGTACATTGAATCTATTGATTCTCAAAATTTTGATAAACAAAAAGTAGCAACTAAGATAAACGAAATATATTATGAGGCATTGAAGATAGAATGATATTGATGAAAACAATTAGATGGAAGAATTTTCTATCTACAGGTAATGTTTTTACAGAACTAAAATTAAATACATTCAACAACAGTTTAATTATTGGTGACAATGGCGCAGGCAAATCAACTTTGCTTGACGCCTTGTCATTTGCATTGTTTGGAAAAGCATTTAGAAAGATCAATAAGCCCCAATTAATCAATACAATTACACAGAAAAATCTAATAGTAGAAATTGAATTTTCAATTGGTAAAACAGAATACAAAGTTATAAGAGGCATAAAGCCCAATGTCTTTGAACTGTATAAGAATGATGAATTGTTAAATCAGTCATCAACTTCGTTAGACTATCAAGAGATTTTAGAAAAGAATATATTAAAAGTAAATCATAAGTCTTTTTGTCAAGTTGTTACATTAGGTTCAGCAACGTTTCAACCTTTCATGCAACTATCTTCTGGTCAAAGACGTGAAGTTATTGAGGATTTATTAGACCTTCAAATCTTTGGTACTATGAACGCTATTGTGAAAGAAAAGATTAGCAATAACTCACAACAAATTCAAGAACTAAACTATAATAAAAAGTTAGTCGAAGAAAAAATTAAGATGATGAAGGAACATCTTAAGAAAATTGCTAATGATAAAGATCAGATGATTAAAGAGAAAAACAATCTAATCATTGATACAGATGCACAAATACAAAAACTAAATGATGCATTAAATGGTCTTGATGAAAAGAAACAACAATTTGAAAATGATGTACAAGACATTGATTCTTTAAATAAAAAGATGCAAAAATTATCTAAGTTAAAGAATCAAATCGAAACTAAAATGACTATTGTTAATGATGAATTAACATTTTTCAATTCACATGACAATTGTCCAACGTGCAAGCAATCAATTGATGACTCATTTAAATGTGAAACTATAAAAGAAAAAGACACACAATTAAAAGAATTTGATTCTGGATTATCATTATTGATTGAACAATATGAAGATGCTAATGCAAAATTGAAAGCAGCTCTAATGATTTCTGATAACTTGAATGATATCAAGATGGAAATTCATAAAGTCAAAACTAAAATCAATTCACTAAATGATTACAAAGAACAAATTCAAATAGAAATAAAGAAATTATCAAAGAATACAAATGAAACGCAAACATTTAATATTGATGACGAACTAAAACAATTAAAAATACTAGAAAATGAATATGAAAGTTTGATTGAAGAAAAAACTGTACTTGCTTGCTCAGCATCTTTATTGAAAGATGGTGGAATTAAATCAAAAATTATTAAGCAATACATTCCTATTATTAACAAGTTAATTAACAAGTATCTATCTTCTATGGAATTTATGTGTCAGTTTGAACTTGATGAAAACTTTAACGAAACAATTAAGTCAAGATACAGAGATGATTTTAGTTACTCGTCATTCTCTGAGGGAGAAAAGATGCGTATCAATCTTGCAATTCTTTTCACATGGAGAGCAATAGCAAAGATGAGAAATTCTATCAACACAAATATTTTGATTATGGATGAGGTGTTCGATTCTTCTTTAGATTCAACAGGAACAGAAGAATTCTTAAAGATAATTAACTCATTGACATCTGACACAAACACATTTATTATATCTCACAAAACAGATTCATTATTAGACAAATTCAATAATGTAATCAAATTTGAAAAGCATCATAACTTTAGTAGGATTGCAGCATGAAGGTAATTATTGCAGGAAGTAGAAATATAACTGATTATAAAGCAATTGGTCAAGCAATTACAGCATCAAAATTTGAAATAACAGAAGTTGTATGTGGATGTGCTATAGGTGTTGATCGTATAGGTCAAACGTGGGCAATTGCAAACGGCATTCCTGTTAAAGAATTTCCTGCAAATTGGGATGTATATGGAAGATCAGCAGGTCCTATGAGGAATATTAAGATGGCAGAATATGCAGATGCTGCAATTATAGTTTGGGATGGAAAATCTCCAGGATCACTTAACATGATCCAAGAAATTAAAAAAGTAAATAAACCATATTTTATAGATGTTGTCACATGAATAACACATACATTGTTACATTAGACGAAGATCCTGAAACAAAAGAACTAATAATGCCTTTACCTGTAGATTTACTTAATCAGATGGGATGGCATGAAGGTACAGAATTATTTTGGGACATAAAAGATGGTCATTGGATTATAAAGGAGAAAAAAGATGCAATTAGTGAATAGTGACGATCTCATTTTGAGGAACCCATGTGACGAGTTTAATTTTAGTAATCCTCCTTTTGATCCTATTGAGTTTTCTAAGGAGATGGTTAAGTTTATGTACGATAATAATGGTATCGGTCTTGCTGCCAATCAAGTGGGAGTACCTTATCGTATTTTTACTATGCGTGGAATGCCTGAGAATTTTGTTTGTTTCAATCCTAGGATTGTGCAACCTTCTGAAGAAGAAGTTGTTTTGGAAGAAGGATGCTTGAGTTATCCAGGGTTATTAGTTAAAGTTAAGAGACCACAACATGTTCGTTGTCGATTTCAAACACCAAACGGTGAAACTTTAACTAAAATGTTCACTGGTATGACTGCTCGTGTGTTTCAGCATGAGTTAGACCATTTAAATGGCATTGTCTTTTTTACAAAGGCAAACAGATTCCATCGTGATCAAGCATTGAGAAAGTGGCGTAGAAAGGCTTGACATGAAGTCTTTTTTTAATTACATTAGATACTCTAACGTCAACTTGTCAATAAATCTTAATCCGTTTGTGTGGGGCTTTCATGTTGTGTATGAACGTCCCACAACAATGGATCCAAAGATGTATTTCTTTGCAATTAAGATATTGATGTGTAGACTATCAATTGTGATAGATGATGGGAGTTACTAGTGAACATTTTCTATATTGATGAAGATCCGGTTGTTGCAGCACAACAAATGGTTGATAAGCATGTTGTAAAGATGATCCTTGAGTCAGCGCAGTTGCTTTCAACAGCACATCGTTTTCTTGATGGTCATTTAGTCATGGGTAAATCTGAAACAGGTCGCAATGTTAAGCGTTGGATTTTAGCAGATGCACGTGAACCTATTCTTTATCAAGCAACACATATCAATCATCCATCAGCAATTTGGTGTCGTGAATCTGTAGAAAATTATAATTGGTTAGTCGATCATTTCTTCGCACTTATGAATGAATATACACATCGTTATGGTAAGCACCATAAGTGTTCAGGTGATATTTCATACATGTTGCAATCACCTCCTCATAAACTAGAAGAATTTGATAGGACAAAGATGCCATGTGCAATGGCAGAAGAATATATTATTTCAGATGATTCTGTAATCAACTATCGCAATTACTATAAAGTAGGTAAAGCACATTTACATTCTTATACTAAAAGAAATCCTCCTGACTGGCTACTCGCTTGAGATGTCTTGATAGATTTCCGGGGTCATAAAGTTTATTACAATGTGGGCATTGTTTTTTAACTGGAGAATTAAAGTTCTCCACTTTATGACCCCTCCTATTGCGTCTTAACTGACGTATTTCTTCTGCTCTTTCAGGTCCGTATATCTCTTCGTAAGTTTTTCCTTTGAGATAAATTTTAGATTTGCATTTCAAACTATCGGATAACTTATTTTTGATTTTCTGTGATTTTTCAATCCCGAATAATTCATCAAAAGATGAACCTTTTCTCTTTTCACTGAGTTTTCTCTTGGTTTCTTCAGAATGTTTTTTACCACTCATACCTTTGGGATGAACTGCATATCTTATTGCACCGGCTATGTTGGCATTTAGCCATTCTGTTTTATTTAAAACTTTAAGTCTTCTTAAAACTCGCTGTTCCCATGATATAGCTGCTTCTTTGCTATCAAAAACTTTACGGATTTGATAGTCAAATGATTCTATCCCATACTCTTCGATTAAAAATCGAACTTTCTTAGAGGAAGAAAAATAAGTTTTCCACAAATCATTTGGGGAGCAGTTATTTGCATAACGTACTCCATAGTATTTAACTCCTGTAGGTCGATGAAATAAATAATATGTGAAAGGTGTCATTGACATAACTCCGTATATAATATATTATTTATATGAAGCTAACTTTCACAAGTGGACTAATCGTCAACCACCGGAATGGATTAATGGATAAGTGGCATAATAGGTTTTTAGAGTTAGCAAAGCATGTTTCATCATGGTCGAAGGATAGCACCAAAGTTGGAGCGGTTATTGTCAAACCTTTCAGCAAGAAAGTTATTGGTCTTGGATATAATGGTTTTCCTCGTTTCGTTGATGATGATCCTGATCGTTATTCTGACCGTGATACAAAACTAAAGTTTGTTTGTCACGCTGAATTAAATGCTATTTTCAACGCAAATGGACCTGTTGACGGATGTGATATTTACGTATATCCTACGATGATGAATCCTGCTTCATGTCCTGAGTGTGCAAAAGCAATTGTACAGTCAGGCATTCGTTCATTATATTATTATAAGAATAATAAAACAAATCCTAAGTGGGATGAATTGTCTGTATTTTCAAAAAAGATTTTATCAGAAGGACGTGTTCATTGCGTCGAAATAGAGGAAAATAATAATGAGTAATTGGTACAGAGATGTTATGGACTTTCATCGTTCTTTTGGGCAGCGCGTAGGAAGGATTCCTGAGCTTCCTGGCGAAGCTGAGAGATCATTGAGGGCTAAGCTTCTCGCTGAAGAATATTACGAATACAAGGACGCCGAGCGTAACAACGATATCGTTGAAATCGCTGACGCTCTTGCAGATATTATCTACATTGCTTGTGGAACTGCTGTATCTTATGGTATCCCGCTTGATAAGATTTTTGAGGCAGTGCATAATTCTAACATGGCAAAGCTGGTAGATGGTAAGCCTCTTCGTCGCGAAGATGGTAAGGTGCTAAAGCCTGAAGGTTGGACGCCTCCACAAATTGAAGCAATCCTTGAAAAAGAAAAAGAAATTTGTAGAAATGCTCAAATTACACTATAATTAAGCATAAATAGTTCCAAGGAGATTTACTATGGCAAAATATTATTCTACAAAAACATATGGCAATGACCGTGGTCTTTCTTGTTGCTTTCGTCAATGGCGTTCTAAACATTCTCATTGCTCACTTCTTCACGGGTATTCTATTGGTATCAAGCTAGTTTTTGAATCTGATACACTTGATGATCGTAATTGGGTTATGGACTTCGGTGGGTTGAAGGCATTCAAGGAATGGTCAGAATGGATGTTCGATCATACACTTGTAATTGCAGAAGATGATCCACATCTTGATAAGTTCAAGACTCTTGCAGCAATGGGTCTAAATGATGTTGGTGGTGTATGTGATCTCCGCATTGTTTCAGGTGTTGGTTGTGAAAAGTTTGCAGAGCTTGCATATAACACAATGAATGCTATACTTACTGCATTCAAGTCAGGAAAACCTATTACTATTGCAGGCAAAGAATATTCTGCACGTTATCCTGTAGGTAAAGGTGTACGTCTAAAGAGTGTTGAAGTGTTTGAACATGCTGGTAATTCGGCAATTTATGAAGGTTGATAATGTCAAAAATTAAAGTAGCAGAACTATTTTATTCACTTCAGGGGGAGGGTCAATATCTTGGCACTCCTTCTGTGTTTTTGCGTGTATTTGGTTGTAATTTCCAATGTCAAGGCTTTTCTATGCCTCGTGGACAATTATCAACAGAACGTATGAACATTGATCCATCTAAGTATGAACGATATGATGATTTACCTCTTGTTCATACAGGTTGTGACTCATATGCATCATGGGATCCACGTTTCAAGCACCTGTCACCTGTTCTTACAGTTGAAGCAATCGCAGATCGTATCCAACAATTATTACCTGGTGGTAAGTTTAGCAATGACAAGCATCTTATTATCACAGGCGGTGAACCATTACTCGGATGGCAACGTGCATATCCTGCATTATTTGATGAGTTTCATCGTAGGGAAATGGATCTAACACAAGTTACATTTGAAACAAATGGCACGCAGGAATTAGATATTGATCTAATCAATTCAATTCGTGACCATGAGTTGGATGTAACATTTAGTGTCAGTTCAAAACTTCCTAGCAGCGGTGAAAAGTGGGAAGATGCGATTAAGCCTGAAATTATTAAGCAATACTACAATGTAGGTGACTTTACATATTTCAAGTGGGTTGTGTCTGATCAATCAGATTATGATGATGTTGTTCGTGCAGTTGAGGCATATACAGATGTTCTTGGGTTTAGAATGTATCATATTCCGATCTATCTAATGCCTGCTGGTGGTACAACTATGCATTATAATGAAAATGAAAAATGGGTTGCAGATCTTGCTATGAAGAATGGATGGCGTTATAGCCCACGTCTACAAGTTTTACTTTGGGCCAACGCATGGGCAACATAAAATATTTTAACTAATTATAGTGTCCCACGTATTAGTTGTATAAATAATACATTAACTAATATACGTGGGACACTATAATGACCAATCCTAAAAATAAAAAAACATTACAAGATCTTATTAATGAAACAAAACATTTAAATATAGTTTTTATTAGTGAATATGTTGATACTGATACAAAAATAAAATATATTTGTCAGCATGGCGAAAATGAATCACGTCCGTGGCAACTAAAAAAGCAAAAATTTTGTTGTAGAAAAGATTATTATAATTCTGGTATTATGTGGTCATCAAATAAAAAAGATATTTCATATAGACAACAAGAAATATTATCCAAATATGAATGTGTTAATGTTGATGAAATATCAATAGATTCAGTTTATGTATATAATATAAAATGTACTAAACATAATATTGTTTATAATCAACGTTTAGCATCTATTCAAAAAGGTTTAAATGGGTGTAAACAATGTAAAAAAGAAACTAAAATTTTATACGCTAAGCAAAATTTAAACAATAATAATTTTGGAGGATATGTTTCTAAAGCAGAAACTAATTGGTTAGATAAAATTGCCCCTAATTGCAAAAGACAATATTGGCTTAATGATGTAAAATATAAAGTTGATGGTTTCGATGAAACAACAAATACTGTATATCTTTATCATGGAAGATTTTGGCATGGTTGTCCTGAAACATATGATCCTGAAATGGTTCACCCTGTTGTAAAATTAAAAATGAAAGACTTATACGAAAAAACAAAATATTATGAGAATAAAATTATAAAAGCGGGATATAATTTGATAGTTGAATGGGGAACTTGATGACAACAAATGTTGATAGTTTAGACAAGATAGTAAAAATTTATTTTGCATGTGTAACAAACGAGGCATTTACATATAAGGGAACAACATTTGAGCCTAAAGAGTTATATGTATCGCCATTGCTTTTACGTGGATATACCTGTCCTGCAATGTGCGGGGGCTGTTGCCCTCGCTTTTCGTTAGACTATTTGCCATTTGAACAAAAACCTGATATTGTTCAAGAACGCATTGTTACATTTAATGATAGACAATTTTCTATCTATTCAGATATGCAATCTGACCATAAGAATAAAAAATGTAGAAATTTAGATATGTCTAATGGTAGATGTAACATTCATAAAGTACGTCCATTCTCTTGTGATTTTGAATTGATTAGATTTCTTGTTTCTGGTGATCAGGAAAAACGTAAAAATGTTTTAACACAGAAACTATTTGGTCGTGGTTGGATGATGCAAAGGGTTGATGGTGAACGCGGTGCATTATGTGAAATGACACCTATTGATCCTGAAAGTATTTCTGATAATATTAGAAAGCTAAATAGATTAAAAGAATGGACTAATTATTTTGGCATTAAAACAAAAACAGATGCTATCATTAATTGGATTCAATCACAAGAAGATTATAATAAAATGAAACCATTACTACTTGACAAAGATGGTAATGTGATGTAAATTGCACAGTCGATTAACTATGAGGTTGATATGAAAATTTCAGAAACAATTCGTGAGCGCCTTGAACGTAAAGGTGTTAGGTATTTTGCATGTGATAACATTTCTGACCATATCACAGATGCAGAACGTGAGATGCTCATCAGTGAACTAACAGATAAGTTCAATGATGTATTAGAATCACTCGTCATTGATCGTAAGAATGATCCCAATTCAAAGGGTACAGGTAAGCGTCTTGCAAAGATGTATGTAAATGAAATTATGTCTGGTCGATATTTCGAACGTCCAGAGGTAACAGCATTTCCAAATACAGGTAATAGCAAGTATAATGGTATGTTGGTCATAAGAGCAGAAATTAAATCAATATGCTCTCACCATCATCAGCCAGTAACTGGTATTGCATATATTGGTATCATACCTTCCAAAAAGGTATTAGGTCTTTCAAAGTATGTTCGTCTTGCACAATGGTGTGCCCGTCGAGGTACATTACAAGAAGAATTATGCAATGATATTGCAAACACTATTATGTCTGCAACAGAATCAGAAGATGTTGCGGTTTACATTGCAGCGACTCATGGTTGTTGTGAAAATCGTGGTATTATGGCACATTCATCTCTTACACAGACAACTGTATTGAATGGTCAATTCCATGACGCAGACGTAAAGAAAGAATTCTTTGATAACATCTCACTCCAAGAAAAGTTTACTAATGGAAGATAAGCAATTAGAGTATGTAATCTCTGCATGTGGTATGATGGGCGTCTTTACACCAGAGCATGATGCACCATGGTTCCCTCTTTACAAAAGAGCAACACTGTCTCTAATGAGGACTCTCAACAGACGTATATCAGAAACATGTGTTAATAGTAAGCCTTTGATCTCTACATTGTATAATGCATACACAGAAAAAGGACACGTAGAAGAAATGCGTCTCCTTGATAATCTTGGATCACATTCTGTGTATGCAGATTCTGGCGGATTACAAATCGTAACCGCTGGTAAAACAATTACAGATGAAATTAAACAACAAATTTACAACACGCAAACATATGCAGATTATGCAATGTGCTTTGACGTTATCCCTTTGTCATCTGTTTCATTGACTCGCACTCGAAATGAAAGATCGAATGTGGGCAATAAGATATTTCACTCAATAAATCTTGATGAATCTGCTGATGCAACAGCAAACAACATCAAGCAGCAAGTAAAGTTCTTTCGTGAGAACAATGCAAAGACAAAGGTTATCATCATTGTCCAAGGCAATACAACAAATGACATGATTAATTTCTTTAAGAGAATACAAAACATTCTCACAGAAGAAGATTATGCAAATATTGGTGGATTGGCAATTGCAGACACATGTATGGGCAATGGTGAATTAGAATCAATTGAAATGTTGATTGCTGCTAAAAAGATATCTGAGTTTTGCCATGAAAATGTAAAAAGACATCTTCATGTTCTTGGTGTCGGTTCAATTGCAAGAATGCGACCAATCATCTATCTTTTGAAGTCAGGTTATCTAAATGCCTATAAGAGAGTCTCATATGACTCATCATCCCATACATCTACATTTCAGTATGGACTGGTTAAGATCAATGGCACATGTAGATCAATTGGTTCATATAAGAATCAAGAAGTAGATGATCACTTTAGAAATGTTTATCGTTTGTTTGAAGATACGTTCACTGAATATGTTTCAGAAGATAGATTCATTAAAAATATTTTTGGTGAAACTGTAGGTGACTGGAAATATTCAACGATTAAAAATCGTATCTTGACTTCAGATAATGAAGATGATATTGTATCAACACTACTTTGTAATGCTGCATACACATATTTCCAAATTCACAACTTCGTCACAAACATTGATAGATTATTTTCACATGTTCATGGTAAAAAAGACGAAAGTGATAAAAAGTGGGATCTGCGTATCAATAATTTATTAACAGTTACTAATGATGATCATATGAATGATTGGATTATAAACAATTCTAATTTAGTTAAATCAAAGCGAATTAATAGAGATACAAAAATGGGCACATTAGATGGATTATTCTCATGAGTGAAATTGAACAAATTGCATCCGTACATCTTGGCAAGGCAGGAGATGGTTCTGTTGTTAAGCCATATATCACACCAGAACAAGTAGACGCATCACTACTTGTTCCTATTCCACGTAAGTTAAATCGTACACAATATAATATTGATGAAAACAATTTACCATTCTGTGGTTATGATACATGGAATTGTTATGAAGTGTCATTCCTTTTAGACAATGGATTTCCTGTGTCATGTGTTGCCAAAATTGTTTATATGGCACGATCTGAATTTATTGTTGAATCTAAATCACTTAAGTTGTATCTCAACTCATTCAACATGCATAGGTTTGGTGATACAATCAATCAGGCAATTAAATCTGCAACAAATAGAATTACACAAGACTTAGAAAATATTTTAGAAACTGTTGTTTCTGTCCATCTATTTGCATTTGATGATGAGCCTAGAAGGCCTTTAACTGGTGCATTTATGCCATTAGAACAAATGATTAAGGTTAATGAATTAGAATTTGATAGGTATAATGAGTCACCAGATATCCTTGTGCCGTCAAATTCTAATACGCCTGTTTGGTATCATTCTAATTCATTACGTTCGAATTGTCGTGTAACAAATCAACCAGATTGGGGTGATGTTTACATTTACATGTATGGAAAGGTTGTGCCTACATCACAATCACTATTACAATACATTGTATCCATGCGTAAAGAAAATCATTTCCATGAGGAAATTTGTGAGTGTATTTACAAGCGATTGTATGATATGTTTACACCTAAAGATTTGTTTGTTGCATGTCTTTACACTCGTCGTGGTGGGATTGATATCAATCCTGTACGTGCATCATCACCACATCTTTTGACTGAGATTTCAAAAAATCTTATGATTCCATCTGTCCTTGTTCAAAAAACTATGAGGCAATAATGCTAAAAGAAACACTTGCTTTATTACCAGATACAAAGGGTGCAATTGTTGTTTTATCCGGTGGTATGGATTCAACAATTGCAATGCGTCTTTGTGTTAAAAAGTATGCTGCAGAAAATGTTCGAGCACTTACATTTTTTTATGGACAAAAGCAATCACTTGAAATTGAAAGAGCAAAACATTCAACTGTATTGCTTGGTGTAAAGCATAAGATTTGTGATCTATCTGTTCTAGGTGATATTGGTCAGGGTTTCTCTGCAAACCTTGACAAGAACATTGAAATGCCAACAATTCGAGATGTGTTAGGTGATCCTCGTCCTAAGACATATGTTCCCAACCGCAATATGATTCTGATGTCTATTGCTGCTGCATATGCAGAAGTTGAAAACATTGATACAATTGTTATGGGATTACAGATTCATGATGAATATGGTTATCATGATACGACCGGTCGATTTGTCAATAAGGTAAACGATGTTCTTTCTGAAAATCGTATCATTAAGATCAAGATTACTGCACCGTTTGCATCATTATCAAAGTTTGATGAGATTAATATTCTTAAGGAATTAGATGGTAATGTAAACTTGCTTCAATATACACTAACATGTTATAATCCTAATGAAGGTGGATTGTCATGTGGTAAATGCCCATCGTGTTCAGAACGCATTGCAAACTTTGCAAAGGCAGGTATCATTGATCCAATCCCATATGCAAAAAATATTAATTGGAGTGAAATTATAAAGTGTGCTCAATAATTGGTTCTTTTAAGAAAGAAAAGATAATTGAATTGTGTGAGTTGAATGCATATCGTGGTCAACAATCACATTCAATTGGTTATTATGATCCAGACATTCAAGATTTCTTTTATATTTGTAGATCATATGGGCCTGTCAATTATGATATGATTGACATTCCCGAAGATAATTATTGTGTTGTGCATATGCAGGCACCAACAACTGATTCTGATGATGATTCTATTCATCCAGCAGCAATTGGTAGATCATTGTTATGGCACAATGGTATTTTAAAGCAAAAAGAAATTCAACGCCTACAAAAAATATTTAATACAGACGAGACCTGGGACACATATCTTTTGCTTATGCAGATGATAAATAAAGGAACGCCCGAGAATATAGACGGAACATTTTCATGTCTATATTATAATGGTTCAAACCTTCATCTATTTCGTAATGAAATATCTCCAATGTTCATTGATAATGATTGTAATATTTCTTCTACAAAGTTTGAAGGTTCACATCCTACAAAAGAAAATACCTTATATTTGTTTAGACCTGAGAGAAACATCTTAAACGAGGTCTTTACATTTAAAACAGTGGAAAACCCCTATTATTTTGGTGGAGATTGATCATGATTTCGAATTTTTCAGTAGTATACGACTCATCAGTTGACTATGAAACGTCACAAGAAGTGTATAATATTTTTCAGAACAATAAAATCCGTGTAAAGCCCGTGCATGTGGAAAAGAACAATTTTATGTTCTATGATTTTTTCAACAATGAAATACCCCCACATCTATTTGCTGGTATGGATTGCATCTACGAATATGTGTTAATGGAAACACCTATATACGTTGGATCATCAACAAATTTCTTTAGGAATAGGTTGACAAGACAACTACCTGCATTGTATATTAATAAATTCTTCAATATGAAGAGTCCTTCTCTCGGTTATAATAGAAAGAATGCTCGTGAGAAGTTCATCTATGATATACATGAGCTTAATATTAATAAAGATGCACTGACGCTAAATATTTTGTGTCTAAACAAAAATGTTCTAAAAGAAAAGTATAATAAAATCATTGAAATTACAAAGATGAATAATATTGGCTTTGTTGAGCAAGGTATTATCAATACCTACATTAGAAATGGCATTCAATTGCTCAACAAAGTTCCTGCAACACATCATAGAAAACTCACTGCTGATATTATTAGCGGAAGTAAGTTTTCCCATGATGTTTACGTTAAAAATAGATCAAGCTCACTTGATGGTTTATTTGTAAAATAAAGGTATAATATGAGTAGTTACAGTAATAATTCTCCTACTGAATATGATGATTTTATCACAGATTTTATTTCTGTTAATGCATCTGATGATATTGTTTTCGATGGAAATTTAGAAGATTATACAATTTCATTGACTAATAATATTTCATATAAGTATGCTGAAGATAGAATTCTTCAAGATTTAAAATCTTATATTGATGATACATATGGTCAGCATTATAAGACAAATCAACAATCCATCGAATGCTTCGACGCATGGATTGCTATGGGAGAATCGACTCCTACATTTCGTAACACTGCTATCAAATACTTGTGGCGTTATGGAAAGAAGCACGGAAATAACAAAGACGATTTAATGAAGGCATTACATTATGTTATGATGTGTCTTTATGTTGATCACTATCGTAATGAAGTAAAGTAAGGATATAATATGGAAATTAAGATTGCAGTAGAAGAATTACGTAAGAACAAGTTATTCCTAGCAACACCTATGTATGGTGGTCAATGTGCAGGTATGTTTGCAAGGTCGGTCGCTGACCTATCTGCAATGTGTACACATTATGGAATTCCACTTCAAATGTATTTCCTATTTAATGAGTCACTAATTACACGCGCTCGTAATTATTGTGTTGATGAGTTTATGCGTTCTGATGCAACGCATTTAATGTTTATTGACTCAGACATTGGATTCAATCCGAATGATGTTATTGCACTAATGGCATTATCTCGTGATGACTCGCCCTATGATATTATTGGTGGTCCTTATCCAAAGAAGTGTATCTCATGGGAAAAGATTAAGCTAGCCGTTGATAAGGGTGTTGCAGACAAGGACCCAAATGTGCTAGAAAAGTTCGTTGGTGACTATGTGTTCAATCCCAAGGGCGGAAGTGGTTCTATTCCGATTGGTGAACCTGTAGAAGTTCTAGAAATTGGTACAGGGTTCATGATGGCACGAAAGAACACGTTCCAGAAGTTTTCTGAGGCGTTCCCACAATATTCATATAAGCCAGATCACGTTAGGACAGCACATTTTGACGGATCGCGTGAAATTATGCAATATTTCCAGGCAGAGATTGATCCAAAGTCAAAGAGGTATCTATCTGAAGATTACTGGTTTTGTCAGAAGGTACAAGAGCTAGGACTAAAGACTTGGTTCTGTCCTTGGATGCAAATGCAGCACGTAGGAACATATATCTTTGGTGGATCACTAGCAGATCTCGCATCTATTGGAGCATCTGCAACAGCAGATCTAGAATCACTAAAGAAAAAGAGTTAATTAAAGGAGACTATATTATGAATTTTGACCCACATACAATTAATGTTTTGAAGAACTTTTCTACAATTAATCCTTCCATTCTTATCAACAAGGGTGATATGCTTAAAACCATATCACCTACCAAGTCAATCTTTGCAAAGGCAAAGATGAAGCAGACATTTGACCATCAGATTTCAATCTATGATCTATCAAACTTTCTATCAGCATTATCAATGTTTGAGACACCTACATTGAATATTGAATCTGATAAGTTTGCAACAATCAGTTCAGATAATGATTCTAGAGGTATCAATTACTATTTTGCTGACCCAAGGACAATCATCACACCACCAGAAGGTGACATTAAGTTAAATGACTATGAAGTTAAGTTCTCACTTAAGAACAAGTCAATTACAGATGTTGTCAAGGCAATTGGTATTTTGAATCTTCCAGAAATTGCAATCGTTGGTGATGGATCAAATATCACCATTCAAGCAGTTGATTCTAAGAAGAATGGTTCTAATTACTACGATATTGTGGGTCAAACAGATAAGAAGTTCACTGCATACTTTAAGGCAGAGAATATCAAGATCATTCCTGCAGATTACGAAGTGACGATATCTAAAAAGTTTGCTTTGTTTGCATCACCTGACATTGAATACTACATAGCAGTTGATCAGAATAGCAAATTTTAATATAATACAGGGTGTAGAAATACACCCTTTTCTTTTTTATGATGGAGATATATTATGACAGACTTTCTTTGGGTTGAAAAGTACAGGCCACGTACAATTGATGATACGATTCTTACCACAACACTGAAAAACACGTTTAAGCAATTCGTATCACAAAAGAATATTCCAAATCTAATTCTTGCAGGGTCTGCCGGTATTGGAAAGACAACTGTTGCTCGTGCAATGCTAGATGAAATTGGTGCAGATTACTATATCATTAACGGATCAATGAATGGTAATATTGATACTCTACGTAATGACATTCAGCAGTTTGCGTCTACAGTTTCATTTACAGAAGGGCGTAAGTATGTGATTCTTGATGAGGCGGATTATCTAAATCCTAACTCAACACAACCTGCACTTCGCAATTTCATGGAAGAATTCTCACGTAATTGTGGATTCATTCTCACATGTAATTTCAAGAATCGTATCATTGAACCTCTGCATTCACGTTGTTCTGTAATCGAGTTTAAGATCACAGCAGATGAAATGCCAAAACTTGCAACTCAATTCTTTAAGCGAGTATGCAACATCCTTACATCTGAAAATATTGAATATGACAAGGCAGTCATTGCAGAAATCATTAACAAGCATTTTCCTGATTGGAGACGTGTTCTGAACGAACTGCAGGTATACTCTGCAACAGGGAAGATTGATTCTGGTATCCTTGTTAATATCAATAAGCAATCATATGACCAGTTGATTGGGTTTATGAAGGATAAGAACTTTACACAGTCACGTAAGTGGATTGCAGAAAACTCTAACAATGATCCAACAACATTTTTCAGCGATCTATACGATAATTCTGTTAACTACTTTAAACCCAATTCCATTCCACAACTCGTATTGATTATTTCAAAGTATCAATATCAAGCAGCATTCGTCTCTAATCAAGAGATCAATATGGCTGCCTGTATCCTAGAAATTATGTCTGACTGTGAGTTTAAATAATGAAGCGAACGAAAGCAGAAAAGGATACAAAGGGGTCTAACACATCTCCCCTGTTCATGTACCTAGACTCAATAACCTACAGCAAAAAGGATCTAATGGGATCTGAATGCTCTGAGAAAGATTATGTCCCATTCATTATCAATAAAGGTTTATCCCTTTATGAAGATACAATCTATTATGCGAATCTAATGAACATACACAATAATGCATCAAAGAGGATGCATTATGATTTCTATCTTAATTCTATCAGACAACGTAAACGATATTCTAAATGGCCTAAGTTCGAACCCACTGAAAACTATAGGATAATTTCAGAATATTATAAATATAATCACGAAAGAACATTAGAAGCATTAAAAATTCTTTCTGAAGAACAAATTGATGAAATTAAGAAAAAATTAGAAAAAGGTGGGATTAAATGACTACATTAGAATCGCTTATTGAAGTGAAGATTGGAGAGCAAGAAGATTTCCTAAAGATCAAGGAAACATTAACTCGTGTTGGTGTTGCATCTCGAAAAGAAAAGAAACTATATCAATCTTGCCATATTTTACACAAGCAAGGTAAGTACTATATCGTACACTTTAAGGAAATGTTTTTACTTGACGGCAAGACAGCAGACATTTCAAAGGAAGATATTTCGAGAAGAAATAGGATTGCACTTCTTTTGGAGGATTGGGGCTTGCTAAAGATTATTGAAAAGAGTAAAATTGAAAATGATTTAGCTCCTATGTCACACGTTAAGATAATTAACCACAAGGAGAAATCTGAATGGCAACTTGTGACAAAGTACAACATCGGGAAAAGAAAATAAATACCGATGATACAACTACAATTATAGAGGTCCGGAGTCCATGTGACTCTGAGGCCTCTTTTTTTAGATGTGAGTATTGTAACTGTTGGAAAAATTGGAGAATTTGGAATGAGCAATCAAAAGACATATCAGAAGATTGAAACAATTGTTGAGTGCATAGATGATATGATGCATCTGTCTGAAAAGATGTATGAAGAACGTCTGCATTCAAATTACAGGCAATATTATCAATACAAAGATCAATATGAACAAAAAAAAGAGCTCATGAAAAGAGCTCTTTGTGAAATTATTTTAAAGGTTGAATGAATTACTTTGCATATTCACGCAAATATTCTTTTGCCTCTTCCTTGGTCATCATCTCGCCCGTCCAATCGTTCTGAATTGTACCATCCAACTGATCAATTAACTTACAGAGGATTTCGACACGTTCTACAGTTGGACGATCCATCATAGCAGAAACAGGCAGGTTCTCCATATAGTAATCCTTCATGAGAGCTACAGAAGATTCTGATAGGTTATCCCAACCCTTGACTGTACCCCACTTTAGTAAAAGATATTCTTTGCTCATCATATCACCTTCAATCTAGTCTTACCACACTTAGGACATTCGACATAAACCTTTGCTGGATAAGAAACCAATACGACATTAGGCTGAGGTAGGATCATTTCCGTACCACAGTCGTCGCACTTAACTCCGGCAGAACAAACCTTTGGTTCTGCATTAATCTTATAGATGTATTCGTTATGCTCTTCAAGAGTCTTCATCACTTCCTCAAACACATTGGAATGCTTCTTGTAGGTATCCAAGATCCACCAGTGTTAACACACTCAGATTGGGCCTTATAGTACAGCTCATCATGATAACGGTTATAAACAAAAATAAGTGCAAAACAAATCAAAAACGTGACTGCGGCCAAACTCCAAAAACAAATCCAATACGTATTATCACTCATCACTTCACCTTTTCGTTGAAGCCGGCCACAATCTCGCCTACAATCCGCCCAAGTGAAGCAGGATCAATTGCAGCATAATAAGCTGCATATCCCATTACAGCCCATGTTGCTAAGACCATAATGATAAGAGTGGTCGTAAACACGTCACTCGCAAACCATGGAGTTTTTTGCTTGTACATCACTTCACCTCATCCAAACGATACGCTGCACGCACCAAGAATCCCTTAGAGTCAGACAACTCCACGTTAAAGTCTTCGTTTTCAGCCACAGCGTCCACGAAGGCATCTACTGCCCGATTAAACGTGCGAAACGTTTCGCTAAAGACAAAATCATTATTAGCATTGAACACTTCTAGAGTAAATGCCATATGTTCCTTTTCCTCTTCATCTTCGCACATCCAACCTAACCCACCACACCTCATACAAATCTCACTATAAGGTGCAACACCATCGCCTTCACACATCGCACACTCGAACTGAATCTTGCCAACTCTGCCGTATGCATCTTGAAAAAACTCAGTCATAGTCAACCCTTAGATAGAACTATATAGGCGATTGTAAAGAAACCGAGCATGATACATATGCCCATCACATATAGTGTAACTTGCAATTGATATAATGTCAACTTCTTGTCTTCTTTCGAATTTCTTGTGAGTTAAACATTGTCAGTTTACCATCAATCGCCTTATATGAATCGACGTACTTGAAGTAACCATCAGAGTACTCAACCTGCAAAGCGCCATGCTCATACGTTACTGTAGCATTAGGAAACCTCTTCTCAAGAATTTCCTTACAGCGGAGAATATTGAATATTGCGTTGCTTGACATTAATTAGCCCTCCATCATGTTTCTATATTATCAAAAAGAAATCATGTTGTCAAATTAAACTTTCATCACCACGTCGAACGAGTTCCTCATAGATCAACGTCTTTGATTGTTTGAAAACGGGATCTGACATATACACTTCATTCTTCTTAAATTCAGCCGTATCCAAAAACTCATAAGCAGAAATCAATGCGGCTGTAGAATAAAATCGCAGCTTAAACTTTCTATACTGTCTAATAAACATATTCATTTCATATTCCTTAGATTAGTCTGCAAACTTATGATGTTTTGTTATGTTCCACTTTTCAATAGTCCATCCATTTTCTGTTTCATCAACGATAACGTGTGCAACAGATCCCTTGACGTATGCATAACGTGTTTCACCGTTGAATCCAACAAAGATCATATGTGGAAAGACGACATTACGTCCACCATGTGCCAATGGTGACAGAATCATTTGATCGGCATTCGTATAATCAAACAACTTGCCATGAGTCATTTCAGTGAAGTAACCAATGGTCTTGACATTATTTGCAGCAAGTCCCATGATTATATCTCCTTATTTGCATCACGGAAGGTAACAACAAACTTCATCATCTTGAGATATGATTCTGTTCCACAGAGACGATCACGAACTTGTTTGTTATTGACTGTATGTTCAATTAGTAACCATGGAATCAGTTCACCTTTGCCATTACGATCAAGGCACATAGAAACGATTTCGCCTCGAATAGTACCTGCATGACATTCCCAGCGAACACGATCACCAATCATGATATTGTTCATCATCATCTCCATCATCACCATCATGTCTGTATATTATCAAAACAAAATCACATTGTCAAACCTTAGTTGATTTCGCAGACCAGCCCGACAATTCATTGTTCATATTAACACCTGGTGTCATATTTCTATTACGTAAATATTCTGCAATCGCCTCACGTATAATAGC